CTCTTTCATTTGCAAATACAGGGGATCCGGGTACAGTAACAATAACTTGCGATTTGATGGCTGATGATGACGGAAACATTGTTGATCTCACTCTGTTGCCTGAAGAGGATGAAACATTGGGGGAATAACACCCCCTGATGATCTTGCCTTGGTAAACAGGGGGAAAGTAGGCAAGGCTAAAGTAGGAAAAGCTAAATAGGGAGGAAAATTAAATGGCTTATTCAAAAAAGACATGGGTTGATAATGAGTTAATTTCAGCAGATGCATTAAATAACATGGAGTCTGGAATTGATACAGCTAATAAAGGAATCCCTTCTGTCGCTTCCAAGACAAAGGCTGGACTTGTAAAAATGGCTGCTACGGTCGCTAATGTGTCTGTTGAGAATGCAGGAACAATTGGTGAGCAGTTTTTAAAGGAAGAAATTCAGAAAATTGCAACATTAGCTGATGCAAACAAGGTAGCTATCAATGCGATTATAAAAGCATTAAAAGACGCAGGAATTATATCAAGTTCCTAATATATTGTGAATTGTAATTTATAGGGTGTAGTACATTCACAATGTATTGCACCCTATTTTTTTACGTTCAAATTCAGTATTAAACGAGGTGGACAAAATTAAATTTAAAACTTTAAAAGACGTAAAAGAGG